AAATAACACCTCATCTACGGATGGAAATACTGCAGGTGTAGATGGATTAAATGGAACCCTCAAGAAGGGTATCGCGGTGGATATGACGGCAGAGCAAATTGCCGATAAGTTATTCCCAAGACTTGAACGTCACTTGTACGGAACTTAAGGGGGTGGCTTCATGATCAGTGTATTTATTAGCATAAACAATAATGAGGAAGTACTGCAACTACCGGTACCTCCAATGAAATATACAATCCCCGATCCTTGGAACAATCAAAAAGTGGAAGGACTTAAACAGTCACTCAACTTAATTGGATTAAGGGGGCTTCAATCTATTACGATTGAGTCTTTTTTCCCAATTGAGGGTCACGACTATCCCTTTTTGCAGAACCGTACCATGTGGGGAAGGCAGTATGTTGAAACCATTAAACGGTGGAGAGAACGCCGATTCCCCATTAGACTCATTATCATTGATAATGCCGGTAATCAGGATGTAAATATGGCTGTTACTATAGACGATTTTCAAACAGAAGTTAGACAAGATGGGGACATTTACTATACCTTGGCCATGACGGAATTTCCATTTGTCAGCACGGCGGTGAATTAAATGTTTAAAATAATGCTAGTTAAAAATCAGTTAGAAGCTCGATATGATTTGACCCCCATAGTGGGGTCTTTTTCATGGGACAGTTACTTGTCATTAACCTCTGTTTTGGAGATGACAGTAATATGGAATGATACTCAATTCTTTCCTACTAATCCTTGTGATCTCGGTGATATGGTTATTGTTACTAAAGATGATGAAGAAATCTACCGTGGCATCTTGGTTAATGAATCGAAGAATGGACGGCAACCGATCACATATAAGGCATATGATTTCGCGTGGTATCTTGACAAGTCGAAAAGTGTGTACCAGTTCAATGGTGTATCTGCTGATAGTGCTATTACTAGGATACTAGAAGATTTCGGGATGATGATCGGGACCATTGCACCCATGAGCGCAAACATAAAAAAGATTTATATCCAACAATCTCCTGCTGCAATTATCGATGACATTATTAAGCAGCAAGAGCAACAAAGTGGGATTAAATATTCAGCAGAAATGGATAAAGGAAAAATATCCATTGTCGCAACTCAGGACCGTGTCATTACAGGTACGTTTCGGATTTCTGAAAATGTAGAGCCTTATGATGTTCTTGCAAACCCATTAGAAGCTACTAGGACACGTAGCTTAGAAGAACTAAGGAACAGAATTAAGGTTATTACCTCCGATTCTGATACTTATGAAACTAAGGCACTCACCCAAGACACGGAATCTGCATCTCATTATGGGTTATTAGAAGAGACTGTAAAGATCGAAGCAGAGGATGTGTCTAAAAGTAAGAGAGTGGCCGAGATCCTTTTGAAACGATTGAACCGGATCCAGGAAACGAATAAGTTGAAACTCATGGGTGATGTTCAGTTTAAAGGCGGGTATCTTTTTGATGTGGAAGAGCCTGTAACCGGAATGACTGGAAGACTCATGATAAAATCATGCAAGCATTCAGTGTCTAACCAGATTCACACGATGGAATTGGAATTAGTCTTGCCAGAGGATGTGGCGTGATGAGTAATCTTCAAAAATTAGCTAACTTGTTTGCCGAAAGAACAAATCCTACTTATATTAATATCACTACAGGGTTAGTTATATCTGAATCCCCGTTACGTGTTCAGTATGGAGAAAGTGTCATACTGGATGAGACACATCTGGTTATATCCAGCCGAATAGAGACTCTTTCGCTTCAATCTGGGGATAAAGTCATATTAGTTCCCGATAATGATTTCAATAAATGGTATATGCTTGATAAGGTGGGAAGTATATGAGTCTACCAAAGATCGCTCAACTTCAATTTGATAGAGAAGAACTTTCGACTGTAACGGTATCTCAAAATATTAATAACACAACATTCGACTGGGATTTTGAGATTGGTGATTTCGCCAAAAAAGACGGACGTCTGGTAAAAGTGACAGGCAATGATGCACTAAAAATATGGATACAGAAAGTTATTCGAACTGAATTAGATCGATTTGAAATATACACCGGAACGAATTACGGTATACATTTCGAGGAGTTAGTCGGGAATGTATACCCATATGCATTCGTGGAAAGTGAATTAAAGAGGGAAATAATTGAGGCTTTAAAAGCACACCCCAAAATTAATGGAATATCGTACTTCACTTTTGAGAAAGATGGATCCCTTTTAAATCTATCTTTTAAAGTTGAGCTTTCTGATTCAAGCTCAATTAGTCAGGAGGTGACATTCAGTGTTTGAGGAAAAGACAAGAGACTCCATTCATTCGGATATGCTCGGGGATATCTCCAATGACTATGATAAAACGGTTGGTTCTTTTATCTATGATGCTACAAAACCAGCTGCCATTGAAATGGAGAAGATTTATCAAGGAATGGATGATGTTATTGATAAAATGACCATCGATAACTTGACAGGTGATGAATTAACTCAGCGGGTGAAAGAAAGAACAGGGGTTGATAGAAAACCGGCTACTAAAGCTAACGATAATGTAACGGTTACAGGTTCGGTGGGAACTGTTATAAACATTGGAGATAAAGTAGCATCAGATACCGTCAATTTTAGCTTTGTGGAATCTAAGACTATCGGTGCTGGTGGCACTGTTTCTGTCAAAGTAGAGTGTGACCAAGATGGGGCGATTGGGAATGTGCCTGCCAATGCTATTAAGTATTTTCCTGTTACTCTTCCCGGTCTTACTGCTGTGACCAATCCCAATCCTTTCACTAATGGTTTTGATGCTGAATCGGATGAAGAATTATTAGATAGATATTATGAGCGGATGCAAACTCCAGCCACTAGTGGAAACAAGGCACACTATAAGAATTGGGCCAAAGAGGTAGTGGGGGTGGGAGATGCAAAGGTGATCCCGTTATGGAATGGTGATAATACCGTGAAAGTGGTGATCATTGACTCCAACAAACAACCAGCCAATGCAAGTGTAGTCAATAGCGTTCAAACTTACATTGATCCTGGTGTAACAGGCTTAGGTGATGGGGTCGCGCCTATAGGAGCTAAATGTACGGTTGTCAGTGCGGCAGGATTGACAGTGAATGTCTCCTTCACAGCTACAAAAGATCCTGTTTATACCGATAGCCAAAGACAAGCCAATGTAGAGGCTAGTATAAGGGACTATCTCAAATCGATTGCTTTTGTTGAGTCTCAAGTGAGTTACGCAAAAGTGGGAGCAGCCATTCTCAATTCTCAAGGGATTTTAGACTATTCTAATCTCACTATCAACGGTGGAACTATAAATATTAACATTGGGACTGAGCAAGTGCCTGTCCTGGGAGGTGTAACCATTGTCTGATCGTGAGATGATTAAATACCTCCCTTTATTTATGCGAAAAAGTAACACCTATCAGCAAATTTTTCAATCAGAAGAAATTCAGTTTAGCTCGATGGATGCAGCCATAGAAGATATTAAACTACAGTTAAGCATTGATTCAGCAACCTGGGGATTAGACATTTACGAGAAAGAGCTAGGAATTAAAACAGATTTAAATAAACCATTAAACGATAGAAGATCTCTAGTTAAATCAAAATTAAGGGGATCGGGTAAGGCAGATGCTGTTCAAATCAAAGTCGTTGCAGATGCTTATACCGATGGAAATGTAGTGGTTTCCTTTAATGGCCATATTGTTGTTCGCTTTACTTCTCAATATGGGATTCCACCAAACCTTGATGATTTGAAATCAGTATTAGAAGAAGTAAAGCCTGCCCATTTACCTATTGAATATGAGTTTGTATATAGAACTTGGGACGAACAAGATAGCTATGGGTGGACATGGGATCAGTTAGATAGTCTGAATATGACTTGGGATACATTTGATTCATACAGGCAATAAAGGGGTGAAATAAATGCCAACCAACACAACTCGATTGAATCTCCCTAAACCATTAGGGACAGAAAACGTAAACCGAGCGAATTACAACACGTTGATTGATGCCATTGATGCAGCTGCTCAGAAGGAAATCAAGAAACAACCAACTACTCCTGCATCACCTGTCACTGATGATTTATGGCTTGATACAAGTGCCACTCCTCATATCCTGAAAAGATACAGTGGATCTGCTTGGGTGAAAGTCACACCAACTACAGCAAGTGAAGTCGGAGCGATTGCATCGAGTGAAAAAGGGGCTAACAATGGGGTTGCCACATTAGACGGAACAGGGAAAGTCCCAACTGCTCAATTACCATCGATGAACTACATTCCTACGAGTGAAAAAGGGGCAGCAAGTGGGGTCGCAACTTTAGACACTGGTGGTAAAGTGCCGAGTGCTCAAATCCCTTCCTTGAGTTATATACCGACAAGCGAAAAGGGAGCAAATAGTGGAATTGCCACTCTCGACAGCTCTGGGAAAGTACCTCTATCACAGCTCGGAAACGTCCCACCATCCAATTTATTAACTATGCCCGGTGCTTGGATCGGGTAAAGGAGGAATAAAGAATGGCAGTTTTAACAAGTGCAACAGCGAGTCACAGGCAAATGTATCAGGGACAGCCTGGGACAACGGTATCAACTCTATACACAGCTCCTGCTAATAACACAAATGTAACAGCACCAAGTTCTACAGCTTATATCAAAGAAATCATTATAGCGAATACAACGGCTACAGCTGCAACTATTACTTTGCATGTTGTACCAAGTGGGGGAACAGTAGGATTAGGAACACAAACCATTCCTACGGTTACAATAGGTGGAAATGACAGTAAGATTCTGACCGGACTAAATACTGCTATCCCACCAGGGGGAACGATTCAGGGATTGCAGGGAACAGCGAGTGCGGTAACTGTGACCATTAGTGGAACAGAGGTGCAATAATGTATATCGGAAATGCGAGTGCAGATAGAACAGGTGCTATTATTGTCCCTGCTGAGATTTATATTCCTCTATGGTATTACAGCTCTTCTTATGCAACTGGTAACTCTAGCACTTACAATCGGTTGAAAAAAGGTGCAACAGGAATAAATACAACAAATCTAAGTGATACAAATTTATTTACAAATAATTGGGCTAATGAAACTAAATTTGCACTTGAGATTAATATGCACATAGCTGATTCCGCTTTAACTGCTTGGGTAACTGTATGGGATATAACTGCGAATGCTCAGATAGTGGCCTCTGAAATGAGTACAAATAGCACAAACACAGTAAGAATGAGATCAGGCACATTCACTTTAACAAAAGGGAATGTCTATGGAGTTGCTATAAAGTGTACTGGCGGGACTGCTACAATTAGTGTTACTAATGCTAGTCTCGTTGTAATCCGGTAATAAGGAGGTGCTAAAAAGTGCCTAGTATATATTATGATGTGGCAAGGAACGGAGTAAGTAAAATTCCTAGTTCTGTTAATGAAATTTATATTCCGTTATGGATTCAGAACGCTGTTACTGCCTCCTCAATTAGCACGACTGATCCTTGTTTATTGCAAATTGGGACTACTGGAATGGTAGGTGCAACTACTGGAAATGCTGTTAAACTGCACACATTAAGTAATCAATGGAGTCCTGCACAGCAGTTTTCCTTTGAATGTGTTTTTCATACAGGAAACGCTGTAGGTTTAGTCTGTACAGTATCATTGTGGGATTTTACTGCTGGTGCAATAATTAGCCAATCGTCACTAGTTTTAAACAGTCCACAAAATACTTTGTTTGTGACAATGCGTTCTCCTAAATTTAATTTAGTTCCAGGTAGGGTCTATGGAGTGTCAGGAAGAACATCAAGCAGCAGCTATGCTCCATATATAACAAAAGCCAGTTTGATCGCACATTTAAAGTAAGGAGGTGCGTGTATGTATAATCTGAGTGACACCAGTCTAGTCAAAACTTTATATTCCGATATCCCTGAAATATTTATACCAATTTGGATGGCTGATGGATCGTTCTCTTCTGCCACAAATGTAGGGTCAGGTCATTCGTTCATAGCATGGGGTGGAAATGTAGATAACACTAGTTTGCCAGGACAAGATAATAAGTTGATTACAATTCCTTCTGATTATCCACCTGACATGCTTTATGCATTGCATAGCACTCTAAAAACTTCAGGTCCCACAGCACAATCAGGAAATATCGCATTGTGGGATTGTGTAACAAATACTGTTATTCCAGAATCACAACTCACATCAAATTCGTCAACGTATGTACTTTTAACATCGAGTAAATTTAAGTTAATACCGGGAAGGACATATGCTGTCACCATTTGGTCTGGTGTCTCATCATCGTATTCAGCAAGCATGCCATTCTGTGGTCTAATCGCATACGCTCAATAGGAGGGTAATTTTATGTATGTTTTTCATGATTCAGCAGGAAAGATATTAGGTGCAGTGTGGGCCGATTCTCCAAAAGTAGAATTGACTAAGATTCCTGATGGAACCACTGCTCTTTATTTAGATGATAGAGTGCATGGTGATGTTTTAAGTAACTTGGGAGAATACACAATCCAAAATGGTCAGCCAGTATTTACTCCTATTCCTGATGCTGTAAAACTAGCAGATGCACAAGCAGCAAAGATCGGAGAGCTTGACGCAAAGTGCAACGAAACTATTCTAGCAGGATTCACATCTTCTGCACTCGGATCAGCACACGATTACGATTTCGACTACGAAGCACAGCAGAATCTATCCGGGATGCTTTCGCTGTTTAATGCTGATGCAACGATTGCAGATGTTACCTGGAAAACGAAAGATGCTGGACCGCTAACACATACGAAGGAGCAATTCTTGCAACTGTACAAAGACGGATTTGCCCACAAAAACGGACATATTGCTCACTACTGGACGTTAAAAGCACAAGTGCAAGCAGCAACCACAGTGAGCGCAGTTCAAGAGATTGTATGGTAAAGCGATATATACGAAATGTCCTTGTCGCTATCGACCAGTTAGCAAATGCTTTAACTTTCGGAGACGAAGACGAGACTATTTCTAGCAAGCTTGGTAAGAGGATGTTAAAAGGAGATAAGTTTGCCACGTTCGTATGACGTTGTTTAGACGTGTTCCAGGTGGATCACTGTATAAAATCGATTGAGAAAGATCGCGGCGAACCACTATAAATTCAATCTTTTACAGAAGTCCATTCGTGGGCTTCTTTTTATTTTAACTCATAGGAGGAATGTAAAATGGCAGGAGGAAAGGGAACTTCTTATAAAAACAATTTCTTAACTTGGGCTTTAACTACAGCGGCAGCACCAACAAGACCGACTTCATGGACGGTAGCTCTTTATACAGACGCAACAGGACTCGCATCAGGTGGCGCAGGGCCAACGACAGAAGCAACGACAGGTAACTGCCCAGGATACGCAAGACAGAATGTATCATTCGGCTCGACAGCTGCAACAGGCGGTACCATTTCGAATAATGGCGCAGTTACTTTCACAGCAACAGGTGCATGGGCAACGGTTAACTATTACGCAATCCTAGACCAAGCAGGAACGATTATTGATTGGGCACCGTTATCTACTCCTAGAACATTGGCTGTAAGTGGCGATAAAATTGATTTCGCTGTCGGTGCTATTACGGTTACGGAATCGTAGGTGATGTCTTATGATCTATTCAGTTAGAGGTTCGATTAATACCGCTGACAGTACGGAGATAATCAACACCATTAATCAATATGAGCAATGGAAACCGCTTGTATCTAGTGTGGAGGAAGCGGTTTTTTTCTTTGAAGCATGGGTACTTACGATGATGGATCAAGAAGTCTTATTCAACGAGTTAAAATCATTCGTTGATACTCATACAGGCTCAATCGATTGGCATGAATGTTGCCATGACGAACCAAAAGAAATGCAACATCCTTGCGTTATCGCAGAAACTTATGAAGTGAGGTGATAAGAAATGGCTTATTACCTTCAAATGGATGGTGTTGATGATAGACTCCAAACACCGGCGTTTGCATATACCGAAGTTATTCTCGATATGGCGCCAGACCCCACAGGGAAAAACTATGCAAAATATATAGGCGGTAACACATATTTCCAACGCGCCGAAACCAATCAAGATAACTGGACATTCACAAACGTTTATAAAAATGGTGTAGCACAAACGCCTAATACGCTGGTTGTTGTAGCGAACGAAAGAGCGACATATAGAGCCGTTTCATCAACGCTCATCGCATCAGGAATAGTTTATATATTTAGTGTTGCCTCATCCGCTTATATGAAAGGAAATTTATATTCAGTTAAGTTTTACAACGGCGCAACGTTAGTGGCTCATTATGATATGACGTTAGGAAATGTTCAAGACCAAAGCGGAAACGGAAATCATGCCACACTAACTGGAGGAACATGGGTTAGTGATGCAACAGGAACCACTTACACTGGATCAGGAACGGCAGCAGGATTGAGTTCAGCATCCGATACGAACAAAATAACTGCAGAAGCATCTGGAACAGTGGCAGGGTTATCGAGTGCCAGCGGTAATCCTACTATGATTTATGCGGCAAACGGAACCGCTCAGGGACTGTCTGACGTTTCCACGATCGCTTCTGCCATTCTTAACGCCATGGGTACGTCTCAAGGTCAGTCCAACGTGTCAGGTAATGAGATTTATGTATATAGCGCAAATGGATCTGTACAAGGAGTTTCCAACGTTACTGGAAACGAGTTAATCATTTACTTGGGTAGCGGAGCAGTAAACGGAAGTTCATCGTTAACATCAAACGATACTTTTACAGGAGTGAGCGGAACAGCCTATAGCGGAAGTGGAACGGCTGTAGGTGGTTCTAATGTATCGGCAGTCGAACGAATGATTCTAGCGGCTGCAGGAACTGCTCAGGGAGCATCTACAATAACTACACACGAATTGATTACGCTTATGGCTTCGGGTATTGCGAGTGGGTATTCGACAGTTACTTTCGTTGATAATTCGATGCAAATTATTGGACGGATTGAATTAAAAGGAGAACGTCAACTTTACGTTTACTT